AATTTGGACAAGACCGATCAGGCATCCGATACCGGCGAGGTATCGCCCGAAGTGCAGGCTTTTTGGCACGCCGCCAAGCAGTTGGAGCCCGCAAATCTTAGCCGTCTGGACATTGGCCTGGTGGCAATGGCGCGAGGCCGGATCGACCGCATCATCACATCCTGGCATTCGGCTCGCCTGTCTGAAGGCTCGCCAGAGGGCTTCGCTTTGTGGAAGGCCGCAGAGGAGCTTGAGGATGCGGGCCCGCGCGGGCTCGACATCGGCCTCATGCGGATTGTGCGCGACAAGATCAACGCGATGTTGGGGGACAAGGCATGAGCGCGCCCTCGCCCCTTTCGCAGGCCGAAGCCGCAGCGCTGTGCTATGTCGCCGGCCATCTTGAGGCCCACAATGGCATCGCGCCCACGGTCGATCAGCTCCGCCGCGCGCTCGGGCTTTCGAGCAAGTCCGTGGCCTGGCGGTTGCTTGTCAGGCTTGAGGCGCGCGGGATGCTGCGCCGCCTGCCGTATCGCCACCAGGCGATCGCGCTCACCCAGCCGGTTGCCATCCCCCGCGCGCCCGATGGCGCGCCGCTCCATTTCGTGCCAGCCGGACGCGAACGCGCCGCCACGGCGGAAAGGAATGCATCATGAACGACAGCCCAAGTGCAGTCATTGGCCTGGTCATCGCCGGGCTTTCTGGCGCGATCATGGGCGCATTGCTCATGTGGATTTTGATTTGAAAGGAGATTGACTCCGGTATTGCAAAACGTGATTGATTGTGTATTATGATCCTCATGGAAAACACCATGAGCACAGGCAAGGCGGCAAAGTTGCTTGGCGTGTCCGTCAAAACGCTGCAACGGTGGGAGCGTGAAGGGCGGCTGATTCCGGTGGCGCGGACCGACAGCAACCGAAGACTCTATACCGAGTCGCAAATTCGCGAGTTCCTTGGTATGCGCAACAGGGTTTCCGAACCGACGCGGCTCATCGCCTACTGTCGCGTCTCAAGTGCTGCGCAGAAGCCAGACCTCGCTAACCAGCGAAAGGTGTTGGAGGAGTTTGTGGTGGCAAAAGGGCTGGCAAATGTGGAGTTCATTGAGGAGGTCGGCGGCGGCCTGAACTTCAAGCGCAAGCGCTTTCTGGAACTCATGGATGCGATCGGGAGACAAGAGGTCAAAACACTGATCCTCGCCCATCGCGACCGGCTCACTCGGTTTGGCTTTGAGTGGTTTGAGCATTTCGCCAGAAGCAACGGGTGCGAACTTCTGGTGCTCAACCAGGAACGCCTGTCTCCAGAGCAGGAAATGGTGCAAGACCTGATGACCATCGTGCATTGCTTCTCGTCCAAGCTTTACGGCTTGCGCAACTACCGGAAAAAGCTGAACGAAGCGCTGAAGTTGGATGCTGATCCAGCGCCACAGGAGTGACACCGTGCAACTAAGCCACAAGATCGCGCTTCGACCGACGCCTGAGCAGGCCGACTACTTCAAGCGCGCCTGTGGCACGGCGCGGCGGGTGTGGAACTGGGCATTGGCTGAATGGAACCGGCAGTACAAATCCGGTGGCAGGCCCAACGCGATGGCGCTCAAGAAGCAGTTCAACGCCATCAAGTACCGCGATCCTGAGTGGCTGGATGAGAATGGGAAGCCGTGGATCAAGACCATCCATCGAGATGCGCATGCGCAGCCATTCAAGAACTTGGAACGCGCCTGGACACGGTTTTTCAAAGACCTGAGAGAAGGGAAAGAGGCGTTTGAACCGAAGTTCAAGAAAAAAGGCCGTTGCCGTGACAGCTTCTATGTCGCCAACGACAAGTTCCAGGTGATCGGCACGGTGATCCGCCTGCCCAAAGTGGGCAAGGTTGCCATGACGGAGGCGCTGCGCTTTGATGGCAAGATTCTCGGTGCCACCGTCTCGCGCACGGCGGATCGCTGGTATGTGGCGATCCAGGTCGAAGTGCCAGATCGCGCATTTTACCGCCGCCGCATAGGCAACGACACCGTTGGTGCTGATCTCGGTGTGAAGGCCGCCGTGACGATTTCCAGCGGCGAAGTGATCGAAGCGCCCAAGCCACTGAAAGCGGTGCTGCGTCGGTTGAAGATTCGGAGTCGGCGGGTGAGCCGCAAGGTTGAAGCCGCCAAGGTGGTGGCCGGATTTGCGCCGAACGCCCGGCTCCCCAAGGGCGCTCGACTTCCCATTTCCAACAACCGGCGGAAGTCTGCTCGGAGATTGGCGCGGTTGCACATGCGCGTCGCCAATCTTCGAATGGATTTCATCCACAAGCTCACCACCCGACTCTGCCGCGAAAACCAAACGGTGGTAATCGAGGATTTGCACGTCAAAGGGATGCTCGCAAATGACAGACTTGCCAGAGCAATCAGCGACGTGGGCTTTGGGATGATCCGCTCGCAGATGGAATACAAGGCGAACCGCTATCGCACCCGGCTCATCATCGCTGACCGCTGGTATCCGAGCAGCCGCCTGTGTTCGGTCTGTGGTTGGAAGAACGAGGCGCTGACGTTGGGCGACCGGGTGTGGGCGTGCCCAGCCTGTGGCGTGATCCACGACCGTGATCTGAACGCAGCGCGCAATCTGGAACGGCTGGCAACCGTAACTGCCCTACCCGTGGCGAGTCCGTCCAGCAATGGCGGCGCTGCGGCAGAGAGGGTCTCTGCCGTAGTCGGGAAAGTCACGCCTGTCAGAAACGAATGTGGTCAGCAGGCCACGTCGGGGCAGGAAAAGAACCGTGCGCACATTGGCGCACTTTCTTGATAGCAGATACGATGAGCCTTATGATTTAATTGAGCGCGCTCGCGAACAGATCGAGGCTGACGAAAAGAAAAATGCGGCCATCCTAAGAAAGCTGCGCTCCGATGTTTTCGAAATACTTCGGCGGCACGATGTCAGCGACCAGTGTTTCGCAGAGGTCGCCGCAGTTACTCACGCTGCCCTTGTGGGCAAAGAGCAATGATCGAGGTGAAAACATGGATGAATATGTAACGCAGGCAGACCGTGAGGCGGCTGCCGATATTCTCCAATATTATCACGGCTATGCCAATCTGGTGCGGGCTGGGGAGGTCGATGCGCACAAGGTCGTGCAAATTGTCGCCGCCCACCGCCGCACCACTGTCGCCAAGCTTGAAGGTGCTGTGCTTCCAATATTGCGGCGACACAAAGTGGCCAAACGCTGCTTTGCCGAAGTTGCAGCAGCAACCAATGCAATTCTTGTGGGCAAAGAGCAATGATCGAGGTGAAAACATGGATGAATATGTAACGCAGGCAGACCGTGAGGCGGCTGCCGATATTCTCCAATATTATCACGGCTATGCCAATCTGGTGCGGGCTGGGGAGGTCGATGCGCACAAGGTCGTGCAAATTGTCGCCGCCCACCGCCGCGCCAGTGTTGCCGCTGTCGAAGAGAAAAATGCGGCCATCCTAAGAAAGCTCCGCTCCGATGTGCTTGAGATATTGCGTCGGCACAAAGTGAGAAGCAAGTGTTTGGCGGAGGTGGCCGTAGTCACCAGTAACGCTCGCTGCTCTGTTGGGCAGAGAACAATGATGGTGTTGCTGTCATAGTCTGGGTGGTTGAAGCCGACATCCGCGCGCTGCTTGAGCGCCACGCCTCTGTGGCCGAGCGGCATCATGCCGGCGCCGCGGGCCACCTGCGCTTTGCCGCCGATCTCATCGAGCGAGGTGAGCACCGCCAAATAGCCTCTTGACATAGAGGGCCGCTGGCCCTATATGCGCTGCATCAGCAAGAGGAGGACATCATGATCGGGACTGAAAAGCAGATTGCATACGCCAAGGCGATCCTGAAGGGCGCGCGTGCATACTGGGAGTGCAAGAGGCGTGACCTGCGCTGGGAGCGGCACGCGGCTCTCCAAATCGCGGCGATCGATTTGATCGAGGCTATCGATCGCGGGGACCATGACGAGGCAATGCGCCTGCTGGAAACCGACGACATCCCTGGGTGGGTCGACGGCGAGTATTGCGTCGCCAAGCGCGATCCTAGCTCGCGCACGGGGTGGAGCCGGGACGTCATCGAGAGCCTCGATGAGGCTGTGGTGGTGGCCGCGATGGTCATCGACACGCTCAAGCGCGACTACTACGCGGCCAAGGATCAGGGGCTGCTCGAAGAGCACGCGTAACCGAATGGCAAGCGCGAATATCGAAGGAGGACTGACATGACCGAACACATTGTCGCCAGGATTGACCGTATTTTTCAGGATGCAGGATACCGCGGCTACAGGCAGTATCTGGACTGGACCGGCTACGATCCGTTCATGGGGGCAGCGTATCTCGAACGTGATCTGGAGCGCGAGAGACAGTCTCTGATCGCGCTAGGATACGAACCTGAGACGCGATGGGCGGCCAATTTTTGGCTCCCGATCTGGCTTGACCATGATCCGGCCGATTTTTTGGATCGCGCTGTGCGAGACGTGTATCCGATGCTGGGCTTCGGACAGGATCAGATCGCAGCTGCGAGGCGAATGGCGTTGTCTCGCATCCCCGCGTGTCGCGTTATCATGGAATACTACGGCACACTCCAATAGGCCAGCCGCGAGCGTGGCGGGTTGCTTCGGCGACCCGCCATCCCGCCTCTGGCGGAAAACAGAAACTTGGGAGATTTGGAGATATGAAAAAAATTGACGATCTGCTTGCGGGGGACGGCATTCATCAGATTGCAAACCTGACCAAAGAGGAATGGGCCTACATCAAGCAAGGCGTCCGCAAGGGACGTGTCCTGGTCGTGCCCGATTATGGCTTCCCGCGCGTAACAAAGCGTTACATCGCCGCCGCCTGACTCCACGTAAGGACAATGACCCCCGAAGCCTTTCGCGCCATCCGCCAGCGGGCGGGCCTCTCGCAGGCTCGCCTCGCCGCGCTGCTGCGCATCGGCGACCTGCGCACAATCCGGCGCTACGAAGCCGGCGAGCGCCCGATCCCAGGCCCCGTGTCGCTGCTCATGGAGATGATTGATCGGGGCGCGCTGCGCATCGACTCGGACAGTTCACCCAGCCCGTTGCCAGAATAGGCCGCATGAGTTAGCGTAGCGCGCCACGGAGAACACCTATGCAGCCCCTCACCAGGCAGGAATCAATCGTTCTCGCCATGATCGAGCGCGCCGTATTCGCAGGCAAGCCGTGCCCATCAAACCTCGACATCGAAATGGAGCTCAACTGTAAATCCAGCAGCATCGCACCAGCCATCATCCGACGCCTTGAGGAAAAGGGATACATCAAAGTCACTCGATACCAGCGCGCCAGAGAAGTCACCCTCACCAGCACCGGAATGAGCACCGCACCCCACCCGCAACGCCATTCCGATCGACCACATGTCCCCAGAGGCGCACGATCAGGAAACAGCAAACGCGCCGAAGCCAGCGAGAGAGCGCCGTGACACAAAGCACCGCACTCACCCCCTACAAGCCGCGCCGACTCACCAAGGAAGAGCAAATCGCCCACATCTGCGCAGAGGTATCAGCAGGGCGATCCCTGCACAGCGTTCTCACAGAAGACGAAGGCATGCCACACCCCACGACTTTCTGGGAGTGGCACATGAAAGACGAAGAATTGGCGAGCGTTTTTGCGCGCGCGAGAGAAAATGGTGTCGAAGCCCTGCTCGAAAAAGCAGTCCACATCGCCGAAAACCCCATCATGGAGGAGGAGCTGGTCGAAGAAGTCGGCCCAGACGGCGTAAAGCGGCGGCGCACGGTCAAGGACGCAATCGCGCATCGCCGCCTCATCATCGACACCTATCTCAAGCGCGCCATGCTCATAAAGCCGCGACAATACGGCAACAAGGAGGTTGACGTGAACGTCTCTGGCGAAATCGGTGTGCGCAAGGCCGATCAGCTGGACGACGTGGCCCGCGCCACACGCATCGCAGCGCTGCTGCACCGCCTGCAAGACCGGGTGAAGCAGCCCCAACGAGCCGATGAGTGACCTCTACGATCCCGCGATGATCGAGGCGCTGTGGCAGCTCGCCACGCCCGAGGAGCGCGAGGAAATCGCCCGGCTGCTGGAGAGCGACCTGCGCGAGCATCTCTGGCGGCCACAGGTGGGGCGGCAGTCGCAGGCGGCGGACAGTCTGGCCGACGAGGTGGGATATGGAGGTGCAGCCGGCGGTGGCAAGGGCCTCGCGCTCGATACGCCGCTGCCGACGCCTTCGGGCTGGACGACCATGGGCGACGTGAAGGTGGGCGACGTGCTGCTCGGCGGCGATGGCTCCCCATGCACCGTTATCGCCTGCTCGCCGGTGCAGCACCGGCCCTGCTATCGCCTGGAGTTCGACGACGGAAGCGAGATCATCGCCGATGACGTGCATCGCTGGCTGACCATCACCTATGCGGAGCGCGTCAGGAAATCCGGTCAGCCGGCGGTGCGGGACACTGCGGAGATCGCGCGCACGGTGCGCACCAGATCGGGGTTCTGGAATCACGCGATTCCCCTGCCGCGGCGGCGTGGCCTGCCGTTCCGCTACATCGTGACCTGTGAGCCGGTCGATAGCGTCCCCACCCGGTGCATCGCCGTCAATTCGCCCTCGCGCCTGTTTCTGGCCGGGCGCGGAGCCGTTCCGACGCACAACACCGACTTGGGCATTGGCCTTGCGCTGACCGAGCACACCCGCTCGGTGATATTCCGGCGCGAGAAGGCCCAGACCGAGGGCATTGTGCAGCGCATGATCGAGATCGTCGGCCATTCGCAGGGCCTCAACTCGCAGAAGGGCATCTGGACGCTCAAATGCCCCGACAACAAGACCCGCATCATCGAGTTCGGCGGCTTGGACAACCCGCTCGATCACCAGCGCTGGCAGGGGCGGGCGCACGACCTCAAATACTACGATGAGGTCACGGAAATGCGCGAGTTCCAGGTGCGATTCACGAAGGGCTGGAACCGATCATCCGATCCGAAGCAGCGGTGCCGCGTGGTGATGGGGTTTAACCCGCCGACGACGCGTGAAGGGCGCTGGGTGATCGACTATTTTGGCCCCTGGCTGGATGATGCGCACCCCCTCAAGGCCGAGCCCGGCGAGCTGCGCTACGTCACCACCATCGGCGGCAGGGACGTGTGGCTGGACAGGCCCGATCCATTCGTGATGTTCAAGGGGCAGCCGCTCTATGACTTCGACCCGAACGACTTCGGCCCCGAGAAGATCATCACGCCGCGCTCGCGCACCTTCATTCCCTCGCGCACCAAGGACAATTTCTTCTACGTCCGCTCGGGCTACATCTCGACGCTGCAAGCCCTGCCCGAGCCGCTGCGCTCGCAGATGCTGGAGGGCAATTTCAAGGCGGGGATCGAGGATGATCCGTGGCAGGTGATCCCGACCGCCTGGATCGACGCGGCAATGGCGCGCTGGAAGCCGCGCGACGAGAAGGGCGTCATGGACAGCATGGGTGTTGACCCGTCTGCCGGCGGCAAGGACACGATGGTGATCTATCGCCGACACGGGACGTGGTTCGACCAGCCGATCCGCATTCCCGGGCACGAGATTCCGCAGGAGAGGGCTGGCCCGCTGGCCGCCGCCAGGGTGATCGAGCATCGCACCGACAAGGCTCCCGTCCATGCCGACGTGATCGGCTGGGGCCTTGCCATGTGCAATTTCCTGACCGCGAACGACGTGCAGGTGGTGCCGGTCAATTTCGCGGCGGCGAGCACTGCGATGACTGCCGACGGGACGCTGCGGTTCTGCAACAAGCGCGCCGAGGTGATCTGGCGGATGCGCGAGGCGCTCGACCCTGCCAACCCGAACCCGGTGTCCCTGCCGCCCGATCCCAAGCTGGCGCAGGATTTGGCGAGCTACAGGTGGGAGCTGCGGCCTGCGGGCGTTTTCATCATGCCCAAGGAGCAGCAGCGCAGGGAGCTGGGGCGCTCGCCCGACGATGGTGATGCCTGTTGCCTTGCCAACATGGCGACGCTCAAGCATGATGCCTATGAGCAGATTCTGATGGTGAACCACGAGCGCGACCGCTATGCCGAGCTATACGAGTAGCCCGCCCAACCCCTCGATCCCGCCCAAGCCCGGGCCGATTCCGGTTCCCGCCGATCCGTTTGAGGCGTGGCTGATGCAGCAGGCCATCGCTGGGCATGATCGGATGTGGTTGCAGCGCAACCGGTCCGTTCTGCGACAGCGGTTCGAGCGCGATCAGTCGCCGCTTCCGCTGCTGCCGCCGCTGCCGGAGCCAGTGCCAGATCGCTACAGTGAGGTGTGAGATGAGCGAGAGTGAACGCATGGAACTGGCCAACCGGCTCGATGGGGCGCTGCCGCGCAAGCCGATGCGAGATGCCAGACGGGACATTGTTGCCATCAGCGCGCATGATGTTGCGCTGGCAGTGAAGTATTTGCGGGGCGAGCGATAGCGTGATTCAACGCCTCGGCGCGGGCGGCTAATTCTCTGGCGCAAGCCAGAGGAGGCCACTATCTGCCCGCCCAAGCCCAAGATTCCCGCGATTCCGCCGATGCCCGAACGGCAACCCACCAAGCTGCCCGACGCTGGGGCGGAGATCAGCAAGGATGATTACAGGCGGACGTTGCGCCGCGCGATGTTCGCTGGCCTGAAAACGTCTGCCGTTGGTGCGCTGGGCAGCCCGACGGTGACCAAGCCGACGCTTGGAGTCTGATGGCCAGGACCCTGCGCGAGCGGTGCGAGGAGCGGTTGCAGGCGCTCAAGCGGCTCCGGGATGACTATGATCCCGAATGCCTGGAGATCGCGCGCCTCATGCAGCCGCATCGGTCGCGGTTTCTTGCGGGCAAAGGCGCGACGGGCAATCGCGACCGCAATGTGCGCAGGGTGTGGAACAGCCGGCTGCTCGACACCTACGGGGTGAAGGCGGCCCGAATCCTCACCAACGGGCTGACGAGCGGCCTCACCAGCGCGTCGCGCCCGTGGTTCACGCTTGACGTGGAGGATCAGGACCTGAAAGAGCGCCCGGGTGTGCGGGACTGGCTGTCGGAGGTCGAGCGGCGGATGTATTCGCTGCTCGCGCGCACCAACTTCTACGGCGCGGCCAAGACCGGCTACAGCGAGATCGGGCTGTTCGGGACGGAAGCCTGCCTGATGATGGAGCACCCCGTGCACGGCATGGTGTTCCACACCTTCACCTTCGGCGAATACTGGATCGCGACCGGAGACGCGCGCACGCCCGACGTGCTTTACCGTTACTGCCCAATAACGGTGCGAGAGGCCATTCAGACGTTTGGCGATGCGCTCTCGCCGCGCATCAGGCGGCTCTATGACACGGGCCAATACACCGACACCGTGAACCTCTATCAGGCTATCGAGCCGAACAGCGACTATGCCGGCGAGTTCGGGCAGATGCCATGGCGCTCGGTTTACTGGGATGCCGACGATGACCGAACGAAGGTGGTTTCGGTCAAGGGGTTCATGGAGCAGCCGTTCTGGGCGGCGCGCTGGGATGTCGCGAGTGGCGAGACCTATGGCACCTCGCCGGGCATGGAAGCCCTGCCTGCGGTGCGGGAGTTGCAGTTGCAGGCCAAACGCCGCAACCAGTTGGTGGACAAGCTGGTGAATCCCGAGATGGTTGCGCCAACGGCGGTGCGGCTGACAGGCCAGCCTGGCAGGATTGTTTCTGCGCCGGGAGTGACGAAGGAAAACTTCATTGTTCCCTATCAGCCGCCCTATCAGGCGATCGAGGCGCTGCGCGAGGAGCGCATGAAGCTGGAGCGCGAGATTGACGCGCTGACCTATGCCGAGCTGTTCAACGCGATCACCAACATGCCGGGGGTTCAGCCGCGCACGGTTGAGGAGATCGTCGCGCGCAACGAGGAGAAGTTGACGCAGCTCGGCCCCGTGATCGAACGGGTGAGCAACGAGAAGCTGAAGATTATCATCGAGCGGGTCTATGGCATGATGCTGCGCGGCGGGCTGTTGCCGCCGCCGCCTGCGGAATTGTCGGATCGCGAGATCAAGATCGAGTTCATCTCGATCCTCACGCAGATGCAGCGGATGGTGGGGATTGGCAGCCTCGAACGCACCGCCGCCTTCATTGGCAATCTGGGCGGCGTCAAGCCCGAGGCGCTCGACAAGCTCGACGTGGATGAGCTTATTGACGACTATGCCGAGCGCGCCGGTGCGCCCTCGCGTATCATCAGATCGAGCAAGGAGCTTGAAGAGGAGCGCGCGGCGCGCGCGCAGGCGCAACAGATGCAGCAGATGGCGGCGATGGCCCCGGCTGTGCGCGATGGTGCCGAAGCGGCCCGCCTGCTGGCTGAAGCGGACCGTGATATTGGACGCGGCGAATTGCCGCCGCTGTTGCCCGTGTAAACCACCCGCGACTGAAGTCGCAGGTTTCCTTGCGGAGTTTCTATGATCTCGACCCGCCACGATGCCGAGTTTCTGCTGTCCCGGCCCGAGTTTCTGCGGCTGGTTTATGACGTGATTCAAAGCGCGGGGCTGTTGGGCAATAACGAGGCAGCCGATGGGCGAACAGTGCGTGACCAGAGCCTGGAATGGCATTCGGGACGCCGCAGCTTGGGGCATGAACTACTGCTGCTGATCGAGCGGGGGCAGCCGGACGCTTTGCGTTCACCCGATGGCCTGCCGCTGATGACGCTCAATGCAGTCCTTCGTGAAGTCATCAACCCCAAGGAGAAACCCCATGGCAGAAACGCCCGAAATGACGACCGATACAGCGACCTCTACGACGACGGAGACGCCGCCGACGCAGACGCCGACGACTGAAGCCCCTGCGACGCCCGAAGCAAGTCCTGCGGCGGATGAGGATGAGGCCACCATTCTGGGCAGCGCGGGCAAGAAGGCGGATGAAGGCGATGCTGGCGGAGCAGGCGCGGCAAAACAGGATGGCCCGCCCGAGACCTACGAGATCACGCTGACGGATGCCAACGGCAACGCGATCGAGCTGGATGCCGAGATGCTGGCCGAGGCCACGCCGCTTCTGCGCGAAGCGGGCCTTTCCAATGACGCGGCGAACAAGCTGGCCCCGCTGGCGCTCAAGTTCATGGAGCGCGGGCAGGCGGCGGCGGATGCGGCCAACGAGGCGCACCTTGCGGCGCTCAAGAAGCAGTGGGCCGAGGAGTTCAGGGCGGGTCCGCTTGGCGGGGCAAAGGCGGATGAGACCATCGCCGTTGCGGCGAAGGCGCTTGACGCGCTGGGCTTTACCGAGGGCCATCCGTTTCGCGGCCTGCTCGATGCAACGGGGCTGGGGAATCACCCGGACATGATCGCGGCTTTCTACCGGCTCGGGCAACTCCTCTCGGAGGAGGACAAGTTCGCGAACCCCTCTGGGGCGAGTGAAACCAGGCAGGTCGGGCACATCGACCTCTACAAGACGTGAAAGGAACTGACTTATGGCCACTCTTGGCACGACCTATCTGAACCTGATCGATCAGATGAAGACCGAGGGCAACGGTCTCTACGAGATCGTTGAGGTGCTTCATCAGATTTCGCCGTTCATGAAAGACGCCAACGTGCTGACCTGCAACAGCGGCACGAAGCACAGGCACACGATCCGCACCGGCCTGCCGTCGGTTTCGTGGGGCGCGCTCTATCAGGGTATCCCGCAGAGCAAAAGCCAGAGGCAGGAAGTCGAGGACACCACAGGCTTTGTCGAAAGTCTTTCGGGCGTGGATGTCCGTGAACTTGAGCTTTATGGGGACAAGGCCAATATTTTGCGGGCCAGCGAGGCGCGCGCGCATCTGGAGGCGATGGCGCAGGAGGTGGAAGCCTCGATCTGGTATTCCGACGTCCGCGTCAACGGCAAGAAGTTCCACGGCCTTGCGCCGCGCTACAACACGCTCTCGAACCCGAATGTGATCAGCGGCGGCGGCACCGGGTCTGACAACACGTCGATCTGGATGGTGACGCATGGCGACCATCAGACCAGCGTGATCGTTCCGCAAGGCATTCCGGCGGGGATCAGGCAGGAAGACATGGGCCGGCACCGTGTGACCGACGCCAACGGCAACGCCTATTACGTGCAAGAGGAAAAGTTCGAGCAGCACATCGGCATTGTGGTGAAGGACTGGCGCTACACGGGCCGGATTGCCAACATCGACGTTTCCGACGCGCTGGCGGGCAATGTCGATCTCTACAAGCTGATGGTCAAGCTCTACTACAGGCTGCAAGTGCGCAGGCACTACAAGGTCGACAGTTCGGGCCAGCCGCCGCAGGGCCGCACGGTCATCTACATGAACCGCACGATGCTCGAAGTGCTCGACAACCTGTCGGTGAACAGGGGGGCGACCGACAGCTTCATTCGCCTGCGCCCGATGGAAATCCAGGGCGAGGAGGTGCTGACGTGGCGGGGCTTCCCGATCCGCGAAACCGATGCCCTGCTCAACACCGAAGCCGCGATCTCGTGATTGTCGGCCTGAAAGGAAAGGAATGAGAAATGATCTTCGACCAGACGCTCATCTTCAGCGATGACCAGGCCATCACCGGGACCGCGGTTTCGACCAACGTGATCGATCTTGGGGACCCGGGGACGCCGTATGGCGGGAACAAGCTCAAGCGCGACATCGGCATTGGCACCAGGATTCCGCTGTTCGTCCACACCACGGCGACGTTCAACAACCTCACCAGCCTGACGGTGACGCTCGAATGCTGCGACCTCGAAAACTTCTCGTCGGGCGTGAGGGAGGTGGCGTCGCGCACCTATCCGCTTGCCGAGCTGACGGCGGGGAGGGAGCTTTCGTTTCCCGACGCGCTGCTCGAAGGCACCAACAGGCGCTATGTCCGGCTGAAATACACCGTGACCGGCTCCAACCCGACGACCGGCAAGATCACCGCTGGTGTCGTTGCGGCCCGGCAGACCAACTTCGGGCGGCACTATGCGTGACGGTTCGGACGTCGGAGCCGGGCCATCGCGACATTGACAGAAAGGAGACGAGATGACTGCCAAGGAACAGACGTCCCGCCCGACGGGCACCAACGCGCGGCAGAACGCCGAGATCGAGGCGCTCAAGGCGCAGGTCGAACTGCTGACCGCGATGGTGAGCAACATCGCACCGGGGCGCGCCACCAAGCCCATCCTGGACAATGAAGAGGCCAGCAAGGCTGTGCTGGCAGCGCGATCGCCCAAGCCGAAGACCTATCGTGCGCTGATGGACGGGACCGATCTGGCGCAGGGGTTCATCCCCGCCGGAACGATTTTCACCACCACGCAGCCGCAGGGTTCGTGGATGGAGCTGATCGAAGACGGATCGGACGACGAAAACGCCGAAGGTTGACGCTGCAAATCGTCACGCTGGGGGAGGGGCCGGGGCAATTTCCGGCCCCTTTCGCGTGATTCAATCGTTTCGCCTGCGGCAGCATAAGGCGATCTGACAGGAGGTGATATGCCGACCGCAACCCTTCCCCATTTCGACTGCACAGGCACGTTCCAGAACATCGTGGCCACCATCCCTGCCGCCGGCAGCGTGAACGTCGAGATTCAGAATGTCGGCGATGCCGATGTCGAGATCATCGCCAAGGCGTCGGGCGGCGCGCCTGATCCTTCCACCACGACGGGGCTGATTCTGCGACCGCGCGAGGTCTACAACTTCAACGCGGCGCAGCTATGGGTTCGCTCGCGTGGCGGGCGGGATAGCCGCGTTTCGCTGACCACGACGTGACGCATGAGCGCAGCCCTCATTTCCGCCTGCAATTCGGCTCTTGCAAGGATCGCCAAGGGGCCGATCACTTCGCTCAATGAGGAGAGCGTCGAGGCGCAGTATTGCGCGATCTTTGCCCCCGAGGTGCTGGCTGAAATGGCCGAATGGTGCGTCTGGCCCTCGATGGTCCGGCGCGTTGTCCTTGCCGAGGTTCCCAACGACCGGCCCGCCGAGTGGAGATATGCCTACGCGCAGCCTGCCGACTTTGGCAAACCGATTGCCTTGCGCGCGGCGGAGGACGCGGTGGCCTGGCCGGTGCAGTATTCGCCGCCCTTCACGCTGCCGCATCAGGATCGCACCCGGATCGGGTTCCTGATCGAGGGAGGCAAGGTCTACGCCAACACGGAAAACGCGACGCTGGTCTACACCAGCAGCCAGATGACGGCGAATGATCTCACGCCTTCGATGCGGCTGGCGTTTGTCACGGAGCTTGCCGCGCGGCTGGCTGCGCCGGTGGCGAAGCTTTCGGTGAACGCCATGGCGCGGCTTGAGCAGAAGGCGATGATGGCGAAGGATGCCGCCATTGCCGACGCGCTCAACAGCAATGAGCGCCAGATGCCGAACTACAAGACGGCGGCGGAATGGGCGCGGGAGGGCTTCCTCGAATGAACCCGCGCAGCGCACAGGTCAATTTCAGCCGGGGCGAGATCGCCCCGTCGCTCTATGGGCGATTTGATGTCGATGCATGGCAGGGCGCTGTCAAGGAGGCGCGCAATGTCCTCATCCTCAAGTATGGCGGGCTGACCAAGCGCCCAGGCTTGCGCCTGGTTGGCGAGGTGCTTGATGCCGAGCACGAGCAGCGGCTGTTTCCGTTCCAGTTTTCGCTTGAGCAGACCTATGTGCTTGAGTTCGGGCAGGGGTATGCCGCGCCGATTGCGCTTGGCGGGCGTGTTGTTGAGGAGGAGCTTGCGATCACCAACATCACCGCCGCGGTCAATGCGGAGCTGACTGTCGCATTTCACGATTATGCCGTCGGCGATCTGGTGTATCTGACCGGGATTGCCGGCCCGATGGGCAATCTTCTGAATGGGCGGGTGTGGCGTGTGATGTCTGTGCCGAGCGCCAACACCTTCACCATCAACGCCGACACGACGGGATTGACGTTTACCGGCGCGACAGGCGGAATCACCCGCACGGGCGCTCCGCCGCCGCCACCGCCGCCGCCGCCTGTCTCGCCCCCGCCGCCCCCGCCAGCGCCGCCACCTGTGACGCCGCCATATGACTATGATCCATGGTGGCTGTGGTATCCCGGATGGATTCCCTGATGGGCGTTTCCCGCATCTATCGGGCGGCCACGCCCTATAACGGCTCGCAGCTCGCCGACATCGACTATGAGCAGACGACCGACACGCTTTACCTCGCGCACCTTGACCATGCGCCCGGCAAGCTGGTGCGCTATGGCCATACCGACTGGCGTTTCTCGAATGTGACGTTTGGACCCGGTTTGCCCGCGCCGACGGGCTGCACCGCGACGGCGACCGTGGTGA